ATATATCTGCTTTCATTTGTAAATGTTGCATGATATGGGAATGTATCAAAGCTTGAACCTGCGCATTCATTTGAACAGGTGGTGTATTTAACAAAGACATATGAATAGCAATATGTGCATCATGATTTTGTTGTGGGAATGCTTGAGCTTGTTGACCTAATAACAGTTGATTATTTTCAAAACCAGCTTCTAAAGGGAGTGGATCCGTTGGAGGAGGTGGTGTAAGTATTTGTTCTACGTTATCTACACCAATCGCTGCATACATTCTTTTGTAAGCTTCGTAAGTACCGTTAGGCCCATGAACTTGTGGGTTAGATTGTACTAACTGCATCATCTCTTGCGCCATAGCAATTCTTTGTGACTGACTAAATATATCTGGGTTAGATATAGGGAAGATGTCTACCCTTTGATCAAAGTCAGATAACTTAATTGTTGTTTCATTATTTGCTACTGCATATGGATATTCTTGCGGTAAGTATTCTTTAAATACATCAGCTAATATTTTAAATTCTTTCTTTTGAGAGTTATGTAGCCTTTTATGGATAGCCGATAAGACTTTGGTAGATCTTTCTAATAAAGCTAATGTAGTTCCTACAGGAGCGTTTGGATTACCTTGTCCTGTATTTATTTCTGCAATAGATGCAAATTTTTGACCTGAGTTAACTAGAATGTTTAATAAACTAAGAAGTGTGCCACTCGGTTCTTTAAATGGTAACGGTTGTATTGAATCTCTCAGAGATCCTCCAGGAGCATCAACATCTCTAAACTCTCCTGGTTGTATAGGAGTATCTTCATCTCTAATTCTTATACCTCTAGTTTTAAAACCAGCAGGCAAGTTTGCTAAAGTTCCTGCATCAATTAACTGTCTCATAATTGAAGTAGATGCTTTAGATAAACCACCAATCATGTGAGTTAAACCAAATCCGTAAAAACCTAAACCAGGCAAGAATTTAAAATGTACAAAGTATTCTATTTTGTTTTTAAGTTCGTCATCTTCTTTGTAGTTTCTTCTAACAGATAAAACTTCGTTTGAATTAGCATCTATGGTAACGATATAAGGAAGCTTGATTCCTGTAAGTTCACCTTCTTCGTCAACGTCTTCGTAACCGTCTAGCTCTAAATTACAATGAACTTCGTATAAAACAGATACTTCTCCATCATCGTAAGATGGCTCCATACCAGAAAGCTTGTCTATTTCTTCTTTAACACCAGAATAGTTTTCTGCGTTATCACCACTTTCTAAATCTATCTTTCTATAAAAACCTAGTGCTTGTAATTTTCTAACTTCGTTTTCTGATATTTTTACAACATTAGTAATTCTAGGGCAGGTTTCTAAATCGGTTGTATAGTAAGGAACAATTAAATCTTCGGGTGCAATAAACTTAGATACAGCTCTACCTAAACTTTCATCATAATAAACTTTCTTAAATGCAGATCCTGCTAATGGTAAATAAAATAATAACTGGTCTAATTCTTGATCGAACTCTTCCATTACATGAGTAATTTGATAGTTCATGAATTCTTTAACTCTTTGTGCTTGTTCTTCTATTAAAGAATCATAAGCCCCTATGACTTGAGTTTTAACTGGACCACCTGACGGTAAAAGTTCTTTGTAAGCTTGCGCTTGGAAGGTTGTTACAGCTTCACCCAATAATGGATGTATAACACCAGAAGCACCTTCAAAAGGTTCAGATCTTTCAGCATCAAACCTCATACCTAAGTATTCAAGACCGTCTTTATAAGTTTTTTCCCAATCTTCTCTTGAGGCTTTATCTTTCTCAATACCAGCCATTAACTCATTTGATATGTTTGCTAGTTGTTGATCGTCTAAAATTTCAGCTAGGTTTTCATCAAATCCTGTTTCTACTTCTTCGGTCATGGTTTCGCCTAAGATAGCGCTACCATCTTCTTGCATTTCAAAACCTTCTGCCCCTGATTCCATAATTGCTTCAATAGCAACTTTCATATTTTCTTGGCCAAGCGGTACTTGATTCTCTTCGTTTAAAACCGTTGGATTAATTTCTTTTTCTATTGCCATTAGTGTAGTACTCTTTTTTCTTCTTCCTCAATCATAGAACTTGGGAATGCGTCAACTAAAGTGCCAACAATTTTAAGATTAAAACGTGTTGCTTCTTTTTCTGCTTGATTCCAGCTTTCTGAAATAATACATGGGCCACTAAATGTTGTACCATCATCCTCATATTCTGTAAGAAATATTAATAACATCTTAATAGTATACCCTCTTTACTGGCGCTTTCTCTCTATCTTCGTAATCATCCCCAAGAGAAACTAAACCACCCTCTCTGAATCTCATCAAGGCTTGAGTCATAGTATCGCATAGGTCATCATTTTTACCAAAGGGAAATGAAGCACATTCCTCTATCATCTCTTCTGCAAACTTTCTTTCGGGTGCATAAACCAAACCAGACTCAAAGATAGGTGCAACTGAGTGCATTCTTGTAGATTTGTCATGTCCTCTGGTTGGAGAATAATTAACGACAGGTATACCCAATCTTCTAAGTTCATGAGTTAAAGGAGTACCCGAAGCTTTTGCCTCAATCAATACCATATCAGGTTCCCAATATTGATATTCTTCGTAAGCTACTCTTTTCAATTCTGGAAAATCCCAACGATCTTTCTGCGCATCTAATAATATGATGCAATCAGGAGAATCGGGTGTAGGTCTAAATACACCCCACGTTGAAATAGCTGAATAGTCTGCTGTTTCTTTTTTACTAAAAGCCGTATCGTAGCTTTGAATAATATAACTTACTGGAGGCAAAGCTTCGCTTTCCCAAGCATTCCACCACTCTCTTTTGACAATAGAACCTTCTTCAGAGGTAGGTGTCTGCATCCATTGTGCATTCCATTTCTGCACAGGCAAAGAAGCTTTTACTTTTTCTAATTCATCTATAGACCAGAACTCGGGCCATAAAGGATTGTCTGTTTCAGGAAAGATAGCTGGAAACTCTACAACTTCCCATTGGTCAGCTGAAGATTCTTTTTGTGAGTCTAACAACTTAGCCGTTAGATCAATTGAACTCCAACGTGTCATCACAAGAATGATAGCTCCACCAGGCTGCAAACGCTGTCTAGGTCCAGAGGTGTACCATTCCCAACATGCTTCCATAGCCATAGGACTCAAGGCGTCTTGCTCTGAATGAGGATCATCAATAATGAGTAGATCCGCACCTCGACCTGTAATAGCTCCTCCAACACCCGCTGCGAAGTATTCTCCGCCTTTGTCAGTTTCCCAACGCCCCGCTGATTTAGAGTCTGCTCGTAGTTCTACTTTAGGAAAGATCTGTTTGTATTCTTCAGCATCCATCATGTTACGAACTTTACGACCAAACCTTACAGCTAACTCACCTGTATGAGTTGTCTGCATAATTTTTCTTCTTGGCTGTTTACCCATAATCCAAGCTGGAAAATAAGTAGAACAAAATTCAGACTTGGTGTGACGAGGAGGCATGTTAATAATAAGTCTGTTGCATTTACCATTAGCAACGTCCTCTAACTTTTCTGCAAATATTTTATGATGACGGCCACAAATAAACTCAGGCCACATGTGATCAATAAACTCTAGAAATGTTTCTTGACAACCTTGTTGTTTTTTTAATAACTCAAGACGTTCTTTGAGTATAAGTGTTTCTTTGATCTCTTGATCAGAAAGATGTGCTAGGTTCATAAGGCAGCTAGCATATTATCTATACTAACAGGACCACCTGCATAAAATTCTAATTTTTCAATAAGTGGATTATTGGAAATCTGCTCTATTTCTAAGTTATCCATATAAATGTTTTTTGGTTTAATGTTTGTTAAATCAACCAAAGCTTCTGATTCTTTATTAGCCATATCAAAAGAATCATAAATATCATCTAAGCCATATTGTCCTTTTAACTCGTCTGCTGCATCATAAAAATCGTAACCCTCATCTACCAAATCATCAATTAAATGACTGTAACTATTTTCCACATTCATCCTAGCCAGATTATTAAAACCTGCGCCAGATTCATCTATTGAGTTAAAAACAGCTGGCAAGTAAGCGTCTATTTTTTCTGCTGGTACTTGATACTCTAAAACAACTGGCTTTCTATACATAGTTACTGCTTCATATTTGCTAGCTGATGTTGGGTCCATATCATCAAAAAGACTACCTTTTTCTCCCTCTTTTAATTTTCGTCCAGTTACATTAGCTTGTTTATAAGCCATCATTTTTGCATGCTCTGGATTTAAAGTAAGACTTGACAAGCCTTCGTCTGGTTTTAATTTGTTAGATTCAGCTATATTTAAATATCTGTATAAATGAACATTACCGTTTTTATCAACTAGGTTGTTTTCTTTTAAATAATTTTGTGTAACATTTTTAATATCTTTCCCAGGACCTTTTGTATCTCTTTTTAAAATATCCGCTACTCTTTCTTTTTGAAATTTATTACGACTGCTTTTTACCCATTCAACAAATTCTTCTAAATCTTCTGCATCTAGATCTATTTTACCCAGGCCTTTAACAGCAGTTTTTCCTGCAACAACTGGAGCGCTAGAACTGGTAACATAATCTACCAAAGACAAAGGGTCAGTTACTTTAGGAGTTGGCAATATAAATTCTTTCACATCACCTAAAAAATTAAATGCTTTCTTTAGTTTATTAATAACAGGATCGCCAAAGGTTAAGTCTGGTTTTAAAGGTTTGGTGTACGGACCAATAGGTGTAATAGAGCCTACATCAGGAAGATCGTCTTCTACTGCTCCACCATCCTTAAATGCATCAATACCTTTTTCTTTAACCAGCTTTCTTATATCGTCATCAATCTTAACGTAGGTACCATCAAATTTATTTCTAGGCCCTTTAAACTCTATATCTTTAGGTTTTAAAACATAATCTTTAGGATCTACACCAAGCTCTTTGAGCATTCTGTCTATTTCATTTTCGCCTTCTTTG